GTAATAGTAGCATTCCCTGCTTGATCTTTAAAATCAGGAATACCACGACTGATATGTAATAATTGTTGTCCGTCTTGAATATCAAAATCACCTGACTGTATGAAAGCTGTCATTGCTGTTAAGTCGTCATCGGTTCCTGTTTCTTGTTCATAGTATGTTGTTGCACCGTCTGTTAATCCTAATACCGTAGGTGTCGTTGCTGTTGCTGTAGGACTATATAACGTTGCGTAAGGCTTTTGATATACGCCGTAATCAGTCCATGTGGTTCTTGCTAAAGTGTTAGTGTACCACGTTTTTTCTAGATAATTATATGTAACAGAACGATCTAAATAATTTGAATCAGCAGATGCATAAAACCATGTAATTTCATTAAACTCTGAGTTTACCCCTGCATAGGTTTCTGGTTGGTGAGCCGCGCTAAAATCTTCAAAGACAAAGTCTTGCACCGAACACGGTAATTTACGAATAGTACCATCGTATAAGAAGAATGCATTTTGTGACATCCAATACGCAACACCGTTAATATCAACAGCACTGTGTACGCCGACAGCACCACATCCACCACCTAGTTGTACAAGAGAAAAAGTAAAAGGAGCACCAACAAATTGTAGTGCATGCAAAGACGTGTCTGTCCAAACTAATACAGCGTTACGTGATCTTTCTGCTGCTACAATCTTTGATCCATCTTGAATACGGAAGGAACCTGCTGTGTTCGTTGCAACAGGTGTCCAATCCGTATAATCTTCTTGGGAGGAAAACCGCAAGAATAAATCATCTTGCGTAGAAGCTGTACCAATTGTTGTTTCTGTACCAAATAAAAAGACATGTCTGTCAGGCATCGAAACAAGATTAAACCGTGAACTTGTAGGAGCTTGTGAAATAACAGCAGCTCTTGTTGATGTACCTGATGATGTATCCCAACGATAAGTAGATCCTTTATGAACGGTTGCAATTAAATCTTCACCAAACGTATCAAAAGACCAGTTACGACCATCAATTGTTACGTTAGATACTAACCTTGGTTCATTCCAACCTGGATCGCTACCACTATACGTTGGCGTGTTCCATACATCTGTACCCCAACCATAACCATATGTTGAAGTTTCTTGTCCAATACTTATTTGATAATTTGCGTTACCTGTGCCTCCGCCACCTGACGTAGAGCCTGTTGCTGTATCAGTATGTGTTACAACATACGAGTTTGCATTTGTGATGGATGTAATTTCAAATTCATTATTCATATCTAAACCGTCAATAGCAGAGAAAGAATCAAAGGTTACAAAATCACCTTGTATCGCATTATGCCCTGTATCCGCTACGGTGACGTTGTTGGTACCATTTGTTGTAAAAGGATTTGTTAATGCTGTAGGACCACGACGTATAGGTGTTACATCATAGGCTGTACCCTCTGTGTAGATATATAATTTTCTGTCTGTGCCGATGGCCGCGTACCGAACACCGTTTAGATCTGTCCATGTGTGTTGATCTCTTGCAACACCAATAAGTGTATCACTAATAATTTTTGACCATCCACCTATTTTTTGTGGCAAGCCGTAATGAAATCGTACATTTTGTGCATCGGTCCAACGACCTTCAGCACCGTATTCTGTGTCTTGTTTATCAATACCAGGAGCTAAGTTTAATTTTGTTAACATTATGCAATCCTTATAAATCTATAACTAATTTCACCGTCACCGCCAGCACCGCCAGCAGAAGATCCAGGTTCCGTACCTCCTCCTCCACCGCCGCCACCTCTTGTGCCAGCTGTTCCTGCTGTATTACCATTTGCACCACCTGTGCCACCCGTAGTAACAGCACCATCATAAGGATCGCCACCATCACCACCACCAATTGTACAGTTATCACCAGAACAGTTTCCAGGATTTGCTCCTGCTGTTCCGTTTCCTTGTTGGTTAAAAGCACCTCTTGGCCCTGATTGAAAACTTGTAATATTTAATCCATCTACCGTTGTTCCTGAAGATCTAGGAGTTGCTGTTATTGTTCTTGTACCACCTGTACTAGCATTGTTTGTACGAAGAGGACCTTGTACGCCTCCACCTGAAACAGAAGCTGCACCTCCTCCACCTAAAGTAAATAAAGAACCTGAAGATGTCCCTGAAATAGAAGTGTCTCCACCTGTTCCTGAGTTACCTGAATAGGTTCCTGTACCTGCAGCACCGCCCGATCCAACATTTATTGTTAATGTTTCACCACCTGTTACATTAAACACCATGTCTGAAATATAGGCACCTGATGCACCACCTGGTCCTGCTGATTCACCGCCAGCTTTATCATAGTCTGCTCCTCTATAACCACCTGAACCACCTCCAACAGCTTGTTGAATGTGAATAGCGTTTGCTAAAGAAGGAACAAGTACAGATCCGTCTGTAGTAGAAAAAGTAGTTGGTGTTTCAAAGATAACAAAAACGGTTCTCCATACACCACCGTCTTTTACGTAGACATTATTTATCGTTTGATTTGTAAAAGATGTTCCATCACGCACATAGACTCTATCTATTGTACGCCACGCTCCACCATCTTTAACATATACTGTCATTAGACATTAACTATATTGATACCAAATATCGCCATTTGATCCGCCACTCGGAGCTGATGTACTCACTGTTCTTGTACCATTAGCATTAGTTCCTGCTGTAGCAGAAATAAAAGCTTGTACGTTAGTTCCAATTGCTACGCCGAGATTAGTTCTTGAAGTTGACGCATCAGCTAAATCACTTAAATTATTTGCTGTTTGCGCAACGCCAGAAACATTGGCTCCAGAAAATTTATAACGAATAGATGCATAAGTTGCCATATTATTTCTCCAGTAGTTTCCATCCATACGTTGCTCCCGAATAGACCAACGCAAAAGCAGCACCTTCTGTTGCTACTGTTAAATCCGATGTTGCACCATCAATCTTTTCACTATTACGACCGACAGTTAAATTATTTGTATCAAATGTATTTGCTAAATCTAAAAATCGTACCTCATCACCAACACTAGGAGAAGCGGGTAGTGTAATAGTAAAGGCAGAACTTGATGTATTAACAAATATTTTATCACCTGCAAAAGCAGTATATGTTGTTGTCTTTGTTAACCAATCACTTCCTTGTGTTTGTAACTCAAACCAATTGGTACCATCTGTTGTTAAGAAAACGTTTCTTGATGGATTAAGAACAAAAGTATTACCAGATGCTCCAAGTCTTGCTGTAACTTTATAAGAAGAACTTGCATTACGTAAAAAATATAATTTTTCTACAGTAGGAAACTGTACAATAAAATCAGAACTGTGCCCTGTAAAGACAATAGCCGCTTGCCTTGCTTCATTATTGGCTTGTGTCTGTGGTCCGTTACCCGAGGTCAGTGTATAAGGACTTGTTTCTGCCCCTAAGTTTTTACTATATACACCAGCAATTGATTGCTCAAATACTTGATCAAAGTTATTATTAGTCGTATTACCCCAAGAGTTCGATTGCTCTCCTGAACCAATTAATTCTATTTTTAGTCGTGTTGAATATGTACTCATAATTTATGCTGCATCTAACCAGTTCATTGTAGCACTATCATCGACTTCTGTCCACGTTGAAGTTTCTGAGTCATCAACTTCTCGCCATGAATATATCGCTGGTGTGCCGAGTTCCGTGGTTAATTCTAATCCTGTCGGTGTTGCTACAGAGCTAACAGCAAGGCTCGGCGTACCAAGTGACATGGATATAGACTGTCCAAGCGGTAGTACTGTTGCTGTAGAAGAGACAACTGGCGTACCAAGAGCAGAAGTGACTGCTTGACCAGGGAAATCATTGTTGACAGGCGTATTTGCCTGACCACCCATACCTGAGTGATTTGTACAATAGTAATATAATGTTGGTGCTGAATCAGCTACCTTAATTCTAGTATACGCTCCTGCATTACCTGGTGTACCATTTGTTGTAACACCTGTTGTATATTCCGTTCCACCGCCATGCGTACCATTAGGTGTGGTAGAGAAACGAAGTGGGTGTCCAGAGTTACTTGCATCAGCCTGATCAAAGGTATAGGTATTACCTTCTTTCAGTTCTAGTGTTGCCTGTTGAACGCCATCAATAAAGTATTTATTACCACTACCTGTACTAACAACAGTAACAGCAAAGCTGACTTCCATTCCTTTGGATGGTACGTTTGCATCACCAAGCTCTACGGTAGCACCAAGAGAGGTGCCTATAAATAATCCTGAAGGTTGAACAACTATTTCTTGTGTTGTTGTTCCTTGAGCCGTGGTCAGTGCTAAACCACTCGGTGTCGCTACAGCATTTATTTCAATAGACGGCGTACCAAGAGCCGTTGTTAATTCTTGACCAACAACATTTTCATGCGTGTTAACTTCTAGTGTTGGTGTACCGAGAGCTAATGTTGCACCTAATCCTGCTGGCTCAATGACATGACCTGCACTGATACCAACACCACCAACAGCGGACGTCATTGCTTGACCGCCTGGTCGTGCTACATTTTGTAAGGATACATTACCAACTGAAGTGGTAAGATTGAAACCTGTGATGGTTGGATTTAGACCGATAGTTGTCGATCCGAGGGCAAGCGTTGCGGCTTGTCCCGTGACTGCTACGACAGCGTTCTGTTGGCCCTGTGCCGCAAAAGGTGATTCTGCAAAAGTTGTGATACCGAACGCCATATATTAGTCTCCTAGAATGTCATTATACACTCCTGACATCCTGTGTCATTATGAATTAGCCACGTCCCACGCGTTTTGTAATTCTAATAGTTTCGCATTAACCTCTTCTTCAGTCGGTAATTCGGTAACTCGATTGTCTACAATCTCTACATCGATTCCTACTTTTTCTGTAAGTCTTAGATTTGCATAAATTTTGTTTGAACTATCTGTCCATGTA